TTACATTGCACTTATGATATGTGTCGCTTTTTCATTTTCTTCTTTATAAGTTTCTTCTAACAAATGCGAATACACTTCAGTTGTAACTGAAATATTTTTATGGCCTAAACGTTTAGATATGTAATATATAGATATACCTTTAGCCAATAAGTAAGAACAGTGGGTGTGACGTAATGCATGAGAAGTGATTTCTCTTATACCTAAATTATTACAGTAAACCTTTAACCTTTTATTTACAGCATTGTTTGTTAGGCTACCAAAAATAGAACCATCTAACGTTCTTGGTAACTGATCAATAACTTTAATTATGTGCTTCATATCATTTTGGCCTATACTTACATAACGAGGGGAAGAGTCTGTTTTATGCTCATCAATATATATTTCACTTTTTACTTGATTTATATACTCACGTTTTAAATTTAAAGCACCACTAATTCGACAGCCTGTACAAATCATGATGAATAATACAATTGATGAAGCGTTATTTTTTGTTAATAGGTACTGTTTTAACTTCTCATAATCTTTCAGATTAATATACTTACTTTCTTCGCTTTTATTCGGGTTATTTGCTTTATAATTCACTTTGTAAGTAGGGTTCTTTGCTATAAGTCCCTCATAAACTGCATCATCTAGTGAAGTACGTATATACCCATTTAATTTTCTAATTGATTCCTTAGAGTGGTTCTTTGAAAAGTCGTTAATAAATTCTTGATAATGATAGCGTGTTAAATCTTTTAACTTTTTCTTGCCAATAGAATGAGCATTAATATGTTCAATCGCTGAAGAATAAGATTTATAGGTCTTAGGTGTCACTGTAGTTTTTTTGAAAGTCTCACACCAGGTCTTAAAATAGTCATATAAGATTAAATCTGGTTCATATTCAATACCTTGTCTTAATTCGTTAAGTTTATCTAGACCTGCCGAATTTGCTTCTCGTTTTGTTCTAAAGCCTTTCTTCCGATAACGTTTCCCCTCATGTTTAAACTCGTATTGCCACTTTTTCCCGTCATAACAACGTGTTTTCATATTATCCCTCCTCAAAAAAAGTAAAAAAATAATAAGGGTACGTGGAAGTACCCAAACTTATTCATTAGTAGCATCGTAATAAACATCGCCGTTTTCGTCGGTTTTTAAATTATCTTCTGACGGTGGTGGAATAGATGGATCATATAACGATGGGTGTCCACCTATACCGTTTGTTGGTAATTGTTCACTATTTGATTGACTTGAGTTATTAACGGGGATTTGTTGTTTTGTGATTTGTTGGCCACTTTCCTCTTGCTGATTTTGTTGAGTGTTTTCAGTGTTATTAATCTGCTGAGCATTACTATCTGCTAAACTTTCTGAAACAGAACTATCTACTACGTTTGATGATTGGAATTCCTCTGTATTATTACTGACTTCTTTTGATTTTTCATTTATCGCTAACTTTTCAACCTTTTCCCCATTAAGTACTTTAATCATAGTATCTTTGTATTTATCAAACGTAGAATCGTCAATTTCTCCGTTCATTTGGAGTAAGTATTTGCCATCTTCTGTTTTATAAGTGTGCGAATATAGTATCGCAGATTCTTTACCTAACTTGTCATAGTATTCTTTTGTCTGATCTAAATCTTTTTCATCTTTAAATTCTAATAGACGACCATTCTTATATTGGTCATCTTGGCCCTTTTCAACGCCGAAAATAATACCTTTTTCCGCTTTCATAGGCGCTGTACCATAATCTTCTCTCGTCATTTCTTTTTCGTTATTTACATTCAAACCTGCATCTTTAAACCCTTTAGTAAAGTCTTTAATTTCAACTTTATTACCACAAGCTGATAAAACCACAAGACAAACTATTGCTAATATTAAGATTTTTTTCATTCTACAAATCTCCTTTATTCAATTTTTTATATTTAAAAACACGTAACGGTTCAAAATGAATCATATAATCACCGTACAATGTACTAATGCCAAATTTCTTTTTGTAATGCTCAATACTTTCTGTCACAAAACTTTTTGAAACCTCGAAAAAAATAGCCATTTCATGAAGGTTCTGAACGCCGTACTCAAAAGCGTCTATAATACCTTGCAAAGTAATGACAGATTCATAAGCTATACGTCGTGCCTTTAATTCTAACTTACGATTTAACATATTTGACTGATCTATAATGTTGCCATATGTAATTTTATAATGTGCAATTTCTTCCGCCAGCACTTCATGTTTGTGATATGTAGATAAGTTTTTGTCGATTAAAATAACATCGTTGTCTAAAAATCCCTTAAATTCTCCCGGTAATTCAAATTTATCTTCTACAGTTATATGATTAAACTGATGTAATAAATGTTCATATTTCCCCAATTAATTCACCCTTTATTTGTCGCGTGATTTTCTAACCATTTCCGCAAACTCTCTAATTTTAGCTAGTTCATCTTCAGTATAATCTCCATTGAGATGCGCAGCGAGTGTATCCTGCGTTGTTTGTTCTTCAGGTTTATTTTGATCTTGAGTTAATCTAGACATAGGAACGTTAAAATACTCCGCTATTTCCTCGATTTTGCCTATTCTTGGGTATTTATTTTCTTTAATCCAATGTGTTACAGATGCAGGAGAAATATTTAAATCCATAGCTAATTGCTTTTGGTCTATACCTTTTTGATGTAACAAAGATAAAAGATTTTCAGAAAAAATTTTTCTAGCTGATTTTTTTGTCATTTTAACCCCTCTTTTCAAAGTTTAGTATTACTTTGTAATACTAATTTACCATAAGTTAAATAGTTTAACAATAAGTAATTTAACTTTTAGCAAATTTTTTTGTTTTGACGTCTTGACTTTTAACTTTAAGTAAATTAGACTTTGGTTATCGGAGGTGACGAAATGGCAAAATTATCAATCAAAGCCTTGCGTGTAAATAACGATAAGACTCAACAAGATGTAGCTGATATTTTAGGTGTTAGTAAGCCTACTGTAATTAAGTGGGAAAAAGGCGAAGTCGAACCAAAAGGTTTAGTTATTTATGCTTTAGCAAAGCTTTACAACGTAGAAGTAGAAGATATTGCAATACGGCAAAAAAATTTATAATGCAATTAACTTTAAGTAAAATAATGGAGGTAAATATGGGAGAATTACAAGTATTTAATTTCGACGAATTGCCAGTAAATACGATTACGATTGAAAACGAACCTTATGTCGTAGGTAATGAAGTGGCTAAGATTTTAGGTTATTCAAATTATCGGAATGCCATCAACAATCATGTAGAAGAAGAAGATAAGCTACGTACCCAAATTGAGTACGCAGGTCAATTAAGAAACGTAACCTTAATCAATGAATCTGGTTTATACAGTTTAATTTTCGACGCTTCTAAGCAAAGTAAAAACGAAAATATTAGAAAAACAGCAAAAAAATTCAAACGTTGGGTAACGTCAGAGGTTTTACCGACTTTAAGAAAAACTGGAACATACCAAGTACCGAGCAATCCAATGGACGCGCTCAAATTGATGTTCGAGGCTACGGAACAAACGAAAACTGAAGTTGAAAAAGTCAAAGCAGATGTAACTGATTTGAAAGAAAACCAACGTTTAGATGCTGGGGAATATGGCTTTGTGACAAAAGCTATTAACCAACGTGTAGCACACATAAAGCAACAGTACGCATTATCAAGTAATAAAGAAGTGAATAGGGAGCTTTTTAAAGATATTAATTCACAAGTCAAAAAAATGACTGGAATTAGTACGAGAACTCAATTAAAGCAAAAACACTTTAACGATGTATTGGACATGGTCAACAACTGGTACCCTCAACCGTCAACAATGTACTTAATCAGACAGCAAGAAATGGAATTTGAAGGGGAGTAAACATGACAATAACACTAATCTTACTCAACATCATCGCAATAATCACATGTGTGAGGTTGCAATACAAAAATAGATATTAAAAGGGGGATTTATGATGCAAACGATACAAGTTACAGCAACAATTCCTGAAGGATTTCTGTTAATCGAAAGTGAAAAAGTTAGAGAATTAGAGGATTTAGCGAACGACCCTGTTTGGGATTTAAAAGACTTAAAAAAGAAATTAAAAATATCATCCGATGACACCATCAAAGAAAAATTGTTATTCAACCCTAAATTCGAGAAGGAACTCAAACGTCTCGGAATCGCACACTATCCTGATGAGAATTTTAATCGATGGAGATTCAATGCAAGAAAAATGAGTCGATATATCGATGAAAATTTTGCAGAGATTATCAAAGCAAAAGGAGTAGAAAAATAGAATGGATAAATTAATGTCACTAATTATCTCTTTGATAACAACCTTTGTAGTTACAACACCTTTCGCATTCGAAGCATACGTCACTACAACAGTATTTGTAGCGATAACAACTGTAGTTACAACTTACTACGCTGCGAAGTATGCGATTAGCACATTAAAAAAGACTGAATGCTAGTTGCAGCTAGCAAACAGTCGGGAGTCGGAGTTTTTACACAATATTCCGATTCCATTCTACCAAAAATGGAGGAAAACGCAAATGTATTACGAAATTGGACAAGAATTTTCGAAAACAATCACTATAGACGGATTCAAATTTTACATGTACGTGGCCAAGACAGAATTCGGCGTAGACGTAACAATTCAAGATCGTGACGATAATACTGTAAGTGAAATCAAAATAAGTGATTTTTCTGGTATAGATAGTGCTACTGACCTTTTAACGCAAGATGCGCGTACATGGATTGAACAAAACGTAGATGAATATGACCACGTTATGAATCAACTGTTAGGGGGATTTCGATGAGTAACTTATTTCAATTATCAACAAGTTATCAACAAGTGCTTGATCTAATAGAACAAGGTATGAATCCTGAAGATTTAAAAGACACATTAGATTCAATAGAAGTCGAATTGAATGTAAAAGTCGACAATACAATTGGATTAAAGCGAAGCGTGGACGCTGATGTAGATGCCATCGACAAAGAAATTAAGCGCCTGCAAGGACTTAAACAACAGAAACAAAACTTCTCTGACAGACTAAAAAACTACCTAAAAGACATGTTAGATGTACAAGGATTACAGAAGTTTAGAACCCCCACAAACTATATTTACAAGCGCAAGAATGCACCTAGCGTATACGTAACTAATGAAAAGGTGATTGATAGTGATTACTGGATATCACAAGCGCCGAAATTGAATAAAAAACAAATAAAAGAAGATATTAAAGCAGGCATCACAGTAGAGGGTGCAGAACTTCGTGAAAGTGAAAGTTTGGTGATTAAGTAATGAACAAATCTGAATCAGTAGTTGAAATCAACAAAGCTATGGTGGCTTTTCGTAAACAGGTAAAGCAACCGCTTAAAGAAAAAAACAATCCTTTCTTCAAATCGAAATATGTACCTCTCGAGAACGTCGTAGAGGCTATTGACGAGGCTGCAACCCCTCATGGCTTGTCTTATACCCAATGGGCATTAAACGACGGTGAGGGACGTGTAGGAGTAGCTACAATGCTCATGCATGAAAGTGGCGAATACATTGAATACGACCCCGTGTTTATGAATGCAGAGAAGAATACACCACAAGGTGCAGGGTCATTGATTAGCTATCTTAAACGCTACTCATTATCCGCAATTTTCGGAATTACAAGTGATCAAGATGATGACGGTAATGCAGCAAGTGGAAAGCAAAGTAAATCAGTACCTAAAGCAAGTAGTAAGACTGTAGGAGCATTAAAGCAAGAAGTGCTTAACTTTGTAGAACTAATGAAGTCACTAAATAAAGATGTAACACAACAACAAGTTGAACAAAGATTTCATATCCAAAATTACACTGCTATAACAGAACAACAGGCAGTAAACATAATAAACAATATGCGAACTATGGCAAAACATTATAAGGAGAATAAATAATGGCGAATTCAGTAATCTTAACAGGACGTATTACTAAAGACTTAGAACTTAAACCAGCAGGGCAAACGCAGGTAACTAACTTCTCAATGGCAGTAGATAACCCATTTAAAAGAGATGATGCATCATTTTTTGACATCGTGGCATTTGGTAAAACGGCAGAGTTGCTCAATAACTACTGCGGTAAAGGTAGCAAGATTTTAATCGAAGGCAACCTAAAACAAGACCGATTCCAAGATAAACAAGGCAATAACCGTTCTGCAGTGCGTGTTATTGCTAACCGAGTTGAATTTTTAGACAGCAAGGGGCAATCCAACAATCAACCTAAACAACAACAAGGGCAGGCACAGGATAATCCTTTTGATAACAGTGATGACCAGTTTTCAGATTTACCTTTCTAGGACGTGATTAAATGCCTTTAATCAAAAGTTACATCACTCAAAACAATGGCATTACAACAGCGGTTGTTGAGGGTGTAGAGATTAACGACAAAGATTCGTTGTTATTAGATAACGGATTAGAAGTTGAAGTAGATGTTATTCCAGTTGATCCGTACACAATCACAGATAAGCAGAGAAGAAAAATCTTCGCTTTATGTAACGACATCGAGCAGCACACAGGGCAACCGCGTGAATACATGCGCTCAATGTTTATGGATTACGTGGCGTTTGTTGAGGGGTACGACAGGTTATCCCTCTCAAATTGCACACGTACACAAGCGAATCAAATAATCGAAGTGATATTAGAATGGGTGTTTAACAACGACATACCACTCAATTATAAGACGAGCGACTTACTAAAGCAGGACAAATCATTCCTATACTGGTCAACGGTCAACCGCAATTGTGTTATCTGCGGTAAACCTCATTCAGATTTAGCACATAGGTATGCAGTAGGACGTGGGCGTGACAGAACTAAGATTAATCACTACGGCAATCAAGTATTAGCGTTGTGCCGTGAACACCACACAGAGCAGCACAACATAGGAATGGATAGCTTTAACGATAAATATCACCTACACGACAGTTGGGTTGATGTGGACGACAGATTAAACAAAATGTTAAAAGGAGAACCAAAATGAAAAAAGAGGATTGTATCATTTATTTATCGTTAATTCTTTTAAATTTAATAGCGCTTGTTCTTTCGGTAATTTCTCTGATAGTTCAGTTGTAAAACGCGCATACTGGTAAATATCTCAAAGTTATATGAATTTAATAGAGTTTTGAAAGGAGAGACAGGGTTATGACTTTAGGCCAAAAGATAAAACAACACCGCCTTAATTTGGGTGAAACGATGGCGGAATTCGGACAACGCTTTAACGCCAAAAGTGGTGTTGTATCCAACTGGGAGAACGGTATACAAAAACCTAACAACAAAAGGATGAAAATTTTAGCAGATGAAATGGGAGTAACCGTATCAGAGCTATTAGGAAGTGATAACTATGACTGATCAACCAAGTTACTATTCTATTATTCCTGCAAGCGTAAGGTACGACAAAGATTTAAAACCTATGGAAATCATAATGTATGGTGAAATAACCGCACTGGCAAACAAATACGGCTATGCCTACGCTAGCAATAGTTACTTTGCAGAGTTGTATCAAGTCCATAAAAAAACAGTATCGAATTGGATTAACCATTTAAAAGAAAAAGGCTACATTCGTACTGTTGTTACAAGAAACGAAGATATGTCTGTGAAAGACAGAAAAATTTATATTATACCCCCCTATGAACAAAAAGATGGAGAGGGGTATCCACAAAAAGATTCCTACCCTATCCACAAAAAGACGGAAGAGAATAATACAAGGTTTAATAATACAAGTATTAATAGAGAAAGAGACGAGACATCTAAATTATTCCAATTAATTATTAAAGAATTAGGAATTATTCATAATCCTTTAAATGCAGAACTACTAGAACACGCCATAGCCCGTTTTGACGAAAATAAGGTAGATATAGTGGAAGTTGCTGTTAATTACTGCAAAAAGAATAAAAAAGGTATCGGCTACCTTATAAGAATTTTAGAAGATTGGGGTGCAAAAGGTGTGCGTAATAAAGAAGATGCCACAAAGAAAGTCACACCCCAAAAAGTTAGTAAGTCAAATGACTTTTTAACCCAAAAAAGACAAGAGTTATTCGGAGGTTGATTCTATGGCTATGACAGAGCAAGAGGCTTTCCAGCTTATCTCGTTAGTGAGTGATACCTACAATATAGAATTCCACGAATCTAAATATAAGGCGTGGGTATCTATCCTTACTAAAGATGGCGATTACAAATCCTCTGAAAAGAAATTAAGAAATTACATCAAACAAAGTAAATATAAACCAACCATAGCTGACGTATTAGCAACCAAACCTAAAGCGTTTGAAATGAATGAAAAGCCAGTAGAAGAAACACACCAGTATAAATTAGAAAACGACCCTGAATACGCTAGAAAATGGCAAGAAGTAAAGCGTAAAGGGCAAGCATTCATTAAGGAGCTACGCAGCAATGATTGATCGCTTGAGTACAGAAGAAGCGATACTTTGCAACTTAATGAAACACCCTGATTTGTATAGCAAATTCAAATTAAAATCTGAAATGTTTGAAGATGATGATGTAAAAGCGATTATCAGTTACATCAGAGAAGTTGGACATATCAACGCAAACGAAATTTATTTCAAGTGTAGAGATGACAAAGACTTTGTTAATGTTAAAAGATTTAATCAGATTGCTAAGTCTGACGGTACAGACCCAATATTCTTTATGCAAGATCAAATAAATTTACTGAACGACTATGTAGCTAGAAAAGCTATAGAAAAAGTTGATGACTTCACAGCAAAACCTGATAAGGCAAGTATGTTGCAACTGTTAGAGGAGTTAGAAGAATTAAAAGGTTTAAATATCGAACAAAGTAACAAAACAGATGAGTTTTTAGCAAAGGTTATGGAATCGGTATTAAGTGAGAAACCTAAAGAAATTATTAAGACAGGTTACGGATTACTTGATTACAAAATACACGGCTTTGAAAAAGGTCAACTTAATGTCATAGCAGCACGTCCATCAATGGGTAAGACTGGATTTGCGTTAAACACGATGTGGAATATTGCGAAAGCTGGATATGAAGTTTCATTCTTTAGTCTTGAAACCACTGGAGATTTAGTAATCGAAAGAATGGTCGCGATGATTGAGGGTGTACCTTTGAGCCATATTAAGCGACCAAATGAGTTAAGTCCTGAATCGACAAATAAAGTAATGGACGGACTAAATAAAATCAAACAAGCAAACATTAATATTTTTGATGAAAGTTCGTTAACACCAGCTCGGATTAGAGAACAAGCGTCAAAGCAATCAGACAAACCACAAGTGATATTTATCGACTACTTGCAACTTATGCAATCAGATACACCAACGAATGACAGAAGAGTTGATGTAGAAAAGATAAGTCGTGACCTTAAAATTATCGCAAATGAAACAGGGAGCGTCATAGTGCTGCTTTCTCAATTAAATAGGGGTGTAGAGTCTAGGAATGATAAACGCCCTATGATGAGTGATTTGAAAGAATCTGGAGGCATTGAAGCAGACGCAAGTATGATATTCATGTTGTACCGAGATGACTACTATAACCGTGATGATCATCAAGATAACGATAAATCAGATTTAGAAGTGAATATTGCTAAAAACAAAGACGGGGAAACTGGTGTCGTTAATTTTGAATATTACAAATCTACGCAGAGGTTCTTCACATGAGCATCTTAGAATTCCAAGAGTTGTTGAGGTTGTTATACACAGAAGATTATCAAAAAGATAATTTTATGAGGCTTAAAATGCTGCAACTTGGTTGGGCTGTTGAAAGGTTACTAGAACGCAATGAGTTGTCACTATTCGATGATTATGACGAAAAGTCTAAATTGATATATCAAGAGGCTGATATGGAGCAAAGGAGCAGACATGACAGAAACTAGAATCGAAATATTTTACCTAGAAAATGATAGAAATCTTGGTAATCCCAAAGGGGCGTCTAGACCGAGATTTAGTGGTGGTGGGCATACTTATATGCCTGCACCCTATGTGAAGCATAAAAAATTTGTAGCTGATCAACTACCACATTTGATGATAGATAAGCCGATAAGACTAACGGTTGAATTTTACTTCAAACCTAGTAAGTCATGGCCGAAGTATAAAAAAGAAGAGTGTATAGGAAATCCTCACACTATAAAGCCTGATATTGATAATTTACTTAAGACGATATTAGATGCAGGTAACAATTTATTATGGGTGGACGACACACTGATTTATGAAATCAGAACATTCAAAAAATATGCAGAGACTGCACGCACGGTATTAATAATTAATGAAATAGAAGGTGATTAATATGCATACAGTATTAGCATTACATCGAAATGGAGAGAAACCGACAACAACCTCTCATGACGAATTCGAAAAATCGAAAATGGAACAAGCCTATCAAAGATATAAAACGAAAAGAAAAGAGAAACCATGGTTAACTACAGTACCGCAATCGGTTAAGCCTAGCAGGGCGTACTATGATTTATGCGAGTTTGTAGGTGTGCCTAGAGAAATGCCGAAAAAGAAAATAAAAATTAAAACAGAACCTCTACTTAAATTGCCTGAGATACCTAATGACCGTTCGGCAGTGCATGAGTATAAAGGTCAGAAGATAACAACACTTCAACTTGCAGCATTAACAAAGACTAGTAAAACAACGATTCGCAAGAGATTAAACAGAGGTTGGTCAATAGAGAAAATTTTAAAAGTTAGTCGGTTGATCTAAATGAAACTAAAAATTCGTGATTTAAACATTGACGATAAAGTTTCATTCTATGTGGACGAACAACGATATGAAGGTGTTGTTACAGAATTAATATATAACTTCAAAGGCAAAGAAATGGCACAGGTAGAACTAGAAAATGCTTGGTATTACAACATTACAGATGATGACGATTGGGAGGTTATTTATGACTAATAAAGATGTGGTTAATCAACCGCCACACTACACATATGGCGATATTGAAGTGATTGATTATATAGAGCAGGTTACTAAAGATTACCCTGCAGAAATGGCATTTGCGATTGGTAATGCAATTAAATATATCAGTAGAGCTCAACACAAAAATGGTAAGGAAGATTTGGCGAAAGCTCGTTGGTATCTACAAAGAGCGTTTGATAATTGGGAGGACAAACGATGAAACAAGTTTATTTAGGCGGCGGCATGTTAGATCTTGGTGACCAAATGCGACGTGAGTATGAGAAATCAGAGCTCACTAAATTAGGTTACAAGGTTTATGCACCACAAGATGACAAGGATATTAATGACAAACACAACGCTCAACAAGACGATTTAGCAGAACGTATTGTGCTAAACGACACGTTAGGAATGCAGAGTAGTCAAATCCTAATATTCGATTACCTACCACACAATCAAGGTACTATTTGTGAAATGGGATTTGTACAGTATATGCTTAAAGATTTATCAAGATTAAGTACGTCTATTTATGCAATGCCTAAAGTATATGTCCAATGTACAGATGTTAGACAAGGTACAGGTCATATATCTAAAGAGCAGGACAGACAAGAGTTCTCGATTAATCAATATGTGTATGGCGTGATTTTAGAAATAACTGAAGGACGAGGTGTTCAGACGTTCGAGGAGATATTGGAGGACTTAAAACATGAATAGTTTCCACTTATACAATGCAGCCCAAGAAAAAGTAATGATTGTACGGGAAACTGATGGAGGTTACAACATGCGAGGTTTTTCACAATCACACTTTAGTCATATAGATGATTTTTTCACATATGCAGAATTTAACGAATATAAGGCGATACACAATCTGATGTACGCAGAGGAGTTAGGCAGCCAGATTAGCATATTTGATATGTAGGAGAAGGAGATGATGGAATGAGTGATTTTATTACATTAGAAAAAACTGATTGGTACAAAAAGTTAATTCAAGAATGTGACTCGTACAAACAAGAACGTGACACACTCATCGAAGATATTACCCGTTTACGTGCAGAACGTGATGAGTATAAACGCAAACTAGACGATGTGGTGGAATTATTTACCCGCCACATCAACTATAAGTTATCAGTCAGTCACAATACATGGTACATCAATTTACGTCACAAATTAGATGAGGTGCTTAAGAATGGCACTAGATAAACAACTATACATTTTCAAAGCCAAGGTGTTGCGTGTCATCGACGGGGATACATTGGAGATGCGCATTGATCTTGGCTTCCACACACATACGGTACGTAAGGTTAGATTGCTGGGTGTGGATACGCCTGAACGTGGCGAACCTGGATACAACGAGGCTAAAGCATTTACGACTGGCACTGTATTAGGTAAGGACGTGTACGTGCAGACGTATCAAGCCGATACATTCGGTAGATACCTAGCTGATGTGTGGTATCGAGAGGGAGATAATGAATATAGATTGAGTCATGAATTAACTGTACGTGGATTAGTTAAGGAAGGTAGTAAATGGAACGAGGAGGAAGAGTAAATGCCCGCATGGATTCTTTTATCTACGGTTGTTGTTTGTGTATTAACGGAATATTTCATTCATCATCGATTCAACAACAAGTATGTGGGTAGGATTTGTAGTTTGGTTTTTATGTTGATTGTGATGGTGCTATTCATCTCGGTTACTAAGTTTGAAGGAATAAAAGGATTAGCTTTTGTCACGGCAATTTTTATTGTAAATGTGTTATACGAAATTAGAACAATTAATCTTACTAAGGAGGACAAATAAATGAAACTACATGAAAAAATCATTTTATTAGGCATGACAATTAGATTAGTTGGGGAAGTTATCGGACTGTATGAAAACGTTAAACAAATTAAGGAGGATAAATAACATGAACAACTTAATCAAACAAGTAGAACAATGGTCAATTGATAAAGGACTAGATAAAGGTAATAGCTTTACACAATATACAAAGAGTGTTGAAGAAATGGGAGAAGTTGCAGGTGCTTTGTGTCGTAACCGAAAACACGATTTAAAGGACGGTATAGGCGATGTATTGGTTACTCTAATCATATTGGCCCAACAAAATAATATGACGATTCAGGAGTGTTTAGAACAAGCGTATGGAGAGATTAAAGACAGAACAGGCGAAACAAGAAATGGAACATTCATCAAATCAGAAGACTTGTAGTAAAGATATACTGCAACGAATCAAGGAGTTACTTAATAAGGAGTGATAGTGTGGATGATAAGATACTAAGTTATTTAGATAAAGTTGGAGAAAAAATAAGCGGTGTTGCCGAAAAGGGATTTGATGTTTATATACATGGTGTGTTTGTAACAAGTTTGATTTATAGCATTATAGGTGTAGTGCTTGTAATACTGGGCATTGCAGGTATGCATATCGCATTGAGATTAAATAACGGCGAAGAGAACAATGATTTTAAAGAGATGTTTCAAATTGCTACATTTATAATTAGCCCTATGATAATTATAGTAGGATTTGTTTTTGTTATAGCTAATATCGTTGGAGTATTTGCACCTGATTATATAGCACTTAAACAGATCGTCGAAGGAGTGATTAAATGAAATATTTAAGAGTGGTATTACACACGCTGGTAACGATTCTGATTTATGAGGGGGCTAAGGCACTAATGAATGATATGTACCTGCAAGATGAAGTTGATACGGAGGAATATTAGATGTGGTGGATTATACTGTTTGTAATATATACATTATTGCTACTAGGATTCATCACCGAAAACGCACAACTTAAGGGCAAATTAGAGGCTAGAGAATACGAAAAACGAGTATTAGAAAGTAGATTAAGACACTTTGAGGGGGAACGCAATGTACAGTAAAGAAGCGATACTTAATATGATTGGTACACATAAGATGAAGTGTAATGTACTAGCTGATGTAGTGCCTGAATACGATAGTAACTCCATTGCACAATACGGGATACAAGCTACCTTACCAAAAGGGCAAGGGGAGAATAGTAGTAAGGTAGAGGATATTGTAGTTAGATTAGATAGAGCAAATAAAAGATTCTCACAGATGTTAAAAGAGGTTGAGTTTATTAATAAATCACAACAGAAATTAGGACAGGTAGACTTTTGTTTTCTCGAGTTACTTAAAAGAGGATACAGAAGAGATGAGATTATAAAGAAGATGCCTAATGCTAAACTAAACAGAAACAACTTTTTAGCTAGACGTGATGAGTTAGCAGAGAAGATTTACTTGTTGCAGTGACAAAAATGACAGTAATGACTGTTATGACAGTGTTTTGAGTATATCCAAAAGTTTTATATAATAAATATGTGCTTAATGTAAGCACTGCGATGACGACATTTTCCCTCCTTTCAAATTGTGGTTTCATCTATTTAGTGAAGTTGATTAGTAACTAGACTAGGCGTCCAGAGCAACTGGGCGTCTTACTTTATGCTGATATGAGTGTATGTATTTAGTGGTATATATTCATATGAGTGTAAAGCTCAAATAAAATAACAAAACATAATCACTAGGCACTGTATACGCACAGTGTCTTTTTTGTATTTAAATCTATAGAGTAATTAACGTAAAGGCGTGTGATACAGTGAAAAAAAATTGACTAAATTAACACATAAGCAAGAGCAGTTTGTATTAGGACTCATAGAAGGCAAAAGCCAACGAAAAGCATATATTGACGCAGGGTATTCGACCAAAGGTAAAAGTGAAAATTATATAGATAGTCGAGCTTTTGAGTTGAGTAAGAATAGTGCGGTTTTAGATAGGTACGAAGAATTGCGTCAAGAAGTAGTTGAACAATCAAAATGGACACGCCAAAAGGCTTTTGAAGAGTATGAGTGGTTAAAGAATGTAGCTAAAAACGACATTAATGACAAAGGTTTGAAGAAATCATCTGCTGACGCATTTGTAGCTGGTTTAGATGGCATGAATAGAATGATGTTAGGTAATGAAAAACTAGCTAATAAAAAGATCGAAACTGAAATCAAAATGCTTGAGAAGAAAATTGAACAAATTGATAAAGGTGACGCAGGTACCGAAGATAAGATACGTCAGTTGCATAACGCTATAACGGATGTGATCTCTAATGAGTAAACTTAACAAACTCTACACAGATAAACAGATAGAAATCTTGAAGGAAACGCAAAAGAGAGATTGGTTTATGCTTATCAATCACGGTGCTAAACGTACAGGTAAGACGATATTAAACAACGACTTATTCTTGCGTGAATTAATGCGTGTACGTGATATTGCAGATAAAGAAGGCGTTGAGAGACCTCAATATATTCTAGCAGGAGCAACACTAGGTACTATTCAAAAGAACGTGTTGATAGAACTGACGAATAAGTATGGATTAGAATTTAACTTTGATAAGTACAATTCATTTATGTTGTTTGGTGTACAAGTGGTACAAACAGGTCATAGCAAAGTAAGTGGCATTGGCGCGATCAGAGGTAAACGAATAAGTCTAGCCTCGTAACTGAGTGAACGTACAAATGTACGGTGTAGTTAATTTTAACTGCTAACGGTGGAAACCTAAACGAATTAATAGTATAATATTACTGAGGTGATATTATGAAAGGTTATGTGTATTCAATAACTTTTCCCAGTAATAAAAGATATATCGGAATAACCACTAAAAACCCCAAAACAAGATATAGAGAACATATATCTCACGCTTTATATGGGAATTACGGACAACGTAAGATATATAAAGCAATAAATAAATATGGCACTGATAACTTAAAATTTGAAGTGTTAGTTGAAATAGAAAAAGAAACAAAAGAATTACTTTTAAAAGATTTATGTTTATTAGAACAAAAATACATTAATGATTTCGATTCTTTCTTTAATGGTTATAATTGTACTTTAGGTGGAGAAGGAACTGTCGGATTGGTTGGAGAACTCAATCAATTTTATGGTAAAAAGCATAAACCTGAAACGATCCAAAGATTAAAAGAGTTAGCGAGTGTACGAAAACATACCGAAGAAACAAAAAGAAAAATCTCTAAAGCAGGTAAGGGTAGAGTACACTCCAAAGAAAGTATCGAGAAGATGAAACAAAGGAAAGAAAGAAAACAAGTCATCTGTTTGGACACGAAAGAAATATTTGATTCTATAACCGATTGTTCTAATCATTTTAAAATTGCCCGTTCTGATATTCGAAAGGTTTGTGAAGGTGAACGAATAACAGCACACAACATGAAATTCAGGTACATAATCGAAGGTGTTGTTCAAGGGGTGAGAGAACCGGAAAACAAACGTGTTAAAAAAATAAAGTGTGTTCAAACAAATGAAACGTATGACAGTATTACTGAGTGTTGCGCTGACTTAGGGGTGAGACATCAACACGTGTCTGCCATATTGAGAGGTAGACAAAAGACGACTAAAGGTTATTCTTTTATATATGATTAATTCGCAAGGCAATACCGTGCCAAGCCTATCACTTGATAGGAAGGTGTAACGACTATCCTATATGGAGTAGGTTTAAGGTGAAACTCCTTATGCCGAAGCGCTCAGCATTAATTGGCTACCTGTTAAGGTGGTCTTTTTTTTAATGAAGATATAGTCTAATCCCCTAATAAATATCGGGAAACCGAGGGTATAAATGATGACTGCATATGGCGCGTATATCAATGAAGCGTCACTTGCTCATGAAGAAGTGTTTGACGAGATTAAATCACGTTGTAGTGGATTAGGTGCAAGGATATTAGTGGATACGAACCCTGACCACCCTGAACATTGGTTGCTAAAAGATTATATAGAAAACACAGACCCTAAAGCAGGTATATTGAGTTATCAATATAAGCTCGATGACAACACATTCTTAAACGATAGATATAAAGAGTCTATTAAAGCGTCAACGCCGTCAGGAATGTTTTATGAAAGGAATATCAACGGTAAATGGGTATCAGGCGACGGGGTTGTATATGCTGACTTTGATTTAAATCAGAATACCATTACCTATGATGATTTGATGAAAGTGCCTATCAAAGAATACTTTGCTGGTGTCGACTGGGGATTTGAGCATTATGGATCTATTGTGTTATTAGGAAGAGGTATTGACGGCAACTTTTATTTTATGGAAGAACATGCTCACCAATTTAAGTTTATAGAGGACTGGGTGGACATAGCTAAAGGCATTGTTGCAAAGTACGGCAATATTAATTTCTATTGCGATACCGCCAGACCTGAATATATCACTGAATTCAGGCGACATGGTTTAAGGGCTATCAATGCAGACAAGAGTAGATTGTCGGGAATAGAAGAAGTAGCTAAGTTGTTCAAACAAAACAAGCTATTTGTTCTATATGATCATATGGATAGATTTAAACAAGAGATATACAAATATGTATGGCACCCTACTAATGGAGAACCAATTAAAGAGTTTGACGATGTGTTAGATTCATTACGATACGCTATCTACACACATACTAAACCAGAAAGATTAAGGAGGGCGAGATAACGGTGTACAAACTAATAGACGACATTAGGGAACAAGGCATTTTACCCAAACACATAGAGTCATTAATTGAATCGCATAAAGACGATAGAGAACGTATGATAAACCTTTACAACAGGTATAAGACTCACATTGATTACGTACCGATATTTAAACGCAGTCCAATCGAAGAAAAAGAGGACTTTGAACGAGGTGGCAATGTTAGACGTTTAGATATATCTATAAACAACAAACTAAACAATTCATTTGATAGCGAAATTGTAGATACACGTGTTGGTTATTTACATGGTGTGCCTATTACTTATGACTTGGATGAAAACACGGCGAAGAACGACAAGCTCAAAGAGTTTATTGCTAACTTTATCTTACGCAATAACGTTGATGACGAAGATTCTGAGATGGGTAAAATGGCTGCGATTTGTGGATATGGTGCTAGGTTAGCTTATATCGACAAAAGCGGAGATGTAAGAATAAAGAATATAGATCCATTTAACGTAGTGTTTGTAGGTGACAGTATATTAGAACCTACATATTCATTACGTTATTTTTATGAAGTAGACGATGACAACGGTAAAGAATATGTCTATGCAGAGTTTTATGACGATACTTACTACTACGTATTCCGTGGCGAAGGTATAGATGCCTTACAAGAAGTAGGCAGATATGAGCATCTATTCGATTACAATCCATTGTTTGGTGTGCCTAACAATAAAGAGATGTTAGGCGATGCAGAAAAGGTAATACACTTAATTGATGCCTACGACTTAACGATGAGTGATGCGTCGAGTGAAATAAGTCAGACACGTCTAGCATACCTTGTATTACGTGGAATGGGTATGAGCGAGGAAATGATACAAGAGACTCAAAAGAGTGGCGCATTTGAACTATTTGACAAGGATATGGACGTTAAATACTTAACTAAAGATGTTAACGATGGAATGATTGAGAATCATTTAGATCGTATCGAGAAGAACATCATGCGCTTTGCTAAATCAGTTAACTTTAATTCTGATGAGTTTAATGGCAATGTTCCTATCATTGGTATGAAATTAAAGTTAATGGCACTAGAGAATAAGTGTATGACTTTTGAACGTAAGATGACAGCGATGTTACGTTACCAATTTAAAGTTATCTTGTCGGCATTAAAGCGTAAAGGCTACAACGTGAATGATGACAGTTATTTGGATTTAATATTTAAATTCACTCGTAATATTCCAGTGAATAAACTTGAAGAATCACAAGTGTTGATTAACCTAAGAGGACAAGTATCTGAACGTACTAGATTAGGGCAATCACAGTTAGTTGATGACGTCGATTATGAGTTGGACGAAATGGAACGTGACAACTTCGAGTTTAACAACAATTTGCCTAACATAGATGAAGGTGATGCTAATGGCAGACCGCAAGATAACCAATCAAACACAAATTGATGAATACATCGAGCAACTGATTGTAAGGTCAGAAAAGGAACTGGAAGTGTTATTTGCTAAGCGATTGAAAGTTATCAATCAAGAGTTAGCGGAGATGTTTGAAAAGTACCAATCAGATGACCCTCACGTAACATGGACAGAATTTAATAAGTACAATCGTTTGAATAAAGAGCTTGTACGCATCGGAGAAATGATAACTGAAGATTATAACCAAGTAGCTAAAGCTATTAAACAGACTCAACATAATGCTTACATCGAGAAGTATATGATGAGTCTTTATTTGTATGAAATGGCTACACAATCATCAATGGAATTCGATGTACCTACTGCGTCTGTGATTAACAAAGCGATTGAACAACCGATTGAGTTTATACGCTTAGTACCAACGTTACAGAAACATCGCAATGAGGTACTTAAACGTATTCGCATACACATTACGCAAGGTATCATGAGTGGCGAGGGCTATTCTAAGATTGCTAAAGCGCTACGTGATGATATAGGCATGACTAAAGCACAGTCGCAACGTGTGGCGCGTACAGAGGCAGGCAGAGCAATGTCACAAGCTGGATTAGACAGTGCTATGGTAGCTAAAAAAAATGGTATGAAGATGATGAAGCGTTGGGAAGCTACTAAAGATGCGCGCACACGTGACACACATCGTCATTTAGACGGTAAGTCAGTAGATATAGACGACAACTTTAAATCTAGTGGTTGCGTGGGTCCTGCCCCTCATCTATTTGTTGGCGTAGCTAGCGCAAAAGAGAATATTAACTGTCGTTGTAAGTTGTTGTATTACATTGATGAAGATGATTTGCCTGGTGTAATGCGAGTGCGTAATGACGATGGAACAACGGAGGTAATACCTAACGTGACGTATTTTGAATGGGAAAAGTCAAAACGGAAAGGTTAAGGTGATCCAATTATCTCGTTAGCGGTAGACGTTAACCGCTCGACCTGAAGTATGTCGTTAAACTGCTTTTTTATTATGTACTTTTCGGACTTAACGGTACGCGAAGGACAAAAAAAGGAGCAATGATATATGAATGTCGAGGAAATCAAAAATTATTTTGAAGAACACAAAGACGACAAAGAAGTTAAAGACTATCTAAACGGACTTAAGACGGTGTCTGTTGATGACGTTAAAGGCTTTTTAGATACAGAAGAAGGTAAGCGATTTATCCAACCTGAATTAGATCGTTACCACACAAAAGGTTTAGAGTCATGGAAAGAAAAGAATCTTGAGAGTTTAATCGAAAAAGAAGTACAAAAACGTAATCCTGAACAGTCAGAAGAACAAAAACGAATTAGCGCGCTCGAAAAAGAGTTAGAAAAACGAGATGCAGAAGCTAAAAGAGAAAAGTTGAGAAGTTATGCACTCGGTAAAGCGCAAGAAATGAATATCCCATCCTCTTTGGTAGATAGATTCCTAGGCGAAACTGATGAGGATACTGAAGAGAATTTAAAGGCTCTAAAAGAAACGTTTGATAAGTATGTTCAAGAAGGCGTCGACTCTAAATTTAAAGCTAGTGGACGAGATGTCAGAGATGCACAAGATAACAATCAATCACCTTCGAATGTTAAGTCTATTGAAGAAATGGCACAAGAAATTAATATCAGAAAATAAAGCGAGGTAATAAATTATGGCAACTCCAACATATACTCCGGCTAATGTTATTTTGTCGGATTTTAAAAATGGTGTAATTCCGGCAGAACAAGGTTCATTAATTATGAAAGAAGTCATGGCGAATTCGGCTATCATGAAATTAGCTAAAAACGAGCCAATGACAGCTCAAAAGAAAAAGTTTACGTATTTAGCTAAAGGTGTAGGCGCTTACTGGGTTTCAGAAACTGAACGTATTGAAACTTCTAAACCTGAATATGCGCAAGCAGAAATGGAAGCTAAGAAAATCGGTGTAATCATTCCTTTATCAAAAGAATTCTTAAAGTGGACTGCTAAAGATTTCTTTAACGAGGTTAAACCTTTAATTGCAGAAGCATTCTACAAAGCGTTTGACCAAGCTGTAATCTTTGGTACTAAATCACCTTACAACACTTCGACAAGTGGTAAACCACTTGTGACAGGCGCAGAAGAAAAAGGAAATGTTGTTACAGATACTAACGATTTATATGTAGACCTTTCCGCATTAATGGCTACAATTGAAGATGAAGAATTAGATCCTAACGGTGTATTAACTACACGTTCATTCCGTAGCAAAATGCGTAATGCATTAGATGCAAACAAATATCCATTGTTTGATGCAAACGGTAATGAAATTATGGGATTACCTTTATCTTATACAGGTGCAGATGTATTCGATAAAAAACAATCATTAGCATTAATGGGTGATTGGGATTATGCACGTTACGGTATCTTACAAGGTATCGAGTACGCTATTTCAGAAGACGCTACATTAACTACATTACAAGCTTCTGATGCATCTGGACAACCAGTATCATTATTCGAACGCGACATGTTTGCATTACGTGCTACTATGCACATCGCTTACATGAATGTTAAACCTGAAGCATTTGCAACATTGAAGCCTTCTGAGTCTGGAGTTGGTGTAGGTGGTTAATAAAGCAGAAGAAATTAAGGTGAAACGTGATGATGAGACTATCACTGTAACACGTAAAGCGTTTGATGCTTATTACAGTCAAGTTGGTTATCAAGAGGTTAAAACACGACGTACAGCGTCTAAAAAGAGTGAGTGATAATTATGACTCTTTACGAAGAAATTAAACTTCTTCTTAAAAAGAATGGGATTGAAATTAAACCCGATGAAGAAGATTTATTTAAAATGGAAGTTGACGGAATACTAGAAGATGTTAGAGATGTAACAAACAATGACTTTGTAAAAGACGGTCAAGTTGTTTATCCCTATCCAATTAAAAAGTACGTTGCAGACGTATTAGAGTATTATCAACGTCCTGAAGTTAAAAGAAATTTAAAATCGAGAAGCATGGGGACGGTGTCGTACACATATAACGATGGCGTTCCTGATTATATTAGTGGCGTGTTGAATAGATATAAGCGTGCTAAATTCCATGTTTTTAGAACTTTAAGATAGGGGGATTGATTATGTTTGATCCATTCAATGAGTATCCCCACACAATCACTAAAGTTAAAAAGACTAAAATAAATAGTTATCCCAACCCAACCGTAAATTATGAAGAAGTTACTACGTTCAACGGATTTATGGACACACCTACAACTTCTGAAACACTTAAGTACCATCAAATGGGTAAATCTTTCGACAGAAACCTATATACAAGGTATGACATACCAATAAATACAGAAGATTACTTTAAATACGAGGGTAGAATCTACCAAATTATAGGTTATCCAGTAGACCAAGGTGGTATGCATGAAGTCAATCTTACTCGTTTGCAGGAGGTACCGTATGGCAAAGGTTAAATACGGTGCTGAATCACTTGTGGCTGAGTTGGAAGATTATCGTGAAGAAATGGAAGAGTGGGTTAAAAAAGGGATTGCTAAAACAACACTTAAAATCTATAACACTGCGATTCACTTAATGCCAGTTGATACTGGATTTTTGAGACAATCAACGACTGTTGATTTTGAAAATGGTGGATTTACTGGTGTTGTAAAAATAGGCAGTAGCTATGCGTTATACGTAAACTATGGCACGGGAATTTATGCCACAAAAGGCAGTAGAGCGCATAAAATACCGTGGACCTATAAAGACCCTAACGGTAAATGGCACACTACCTACGGACAAATGCCACAGCCATTTTGGGAACCTGCTATCGACGAAGGGAGAAAAGTATTCAAACGATATTTTAGCTAGGAGTTGTTAATATGTGGGTAACGGCAGAACCACTCTTATATTACAAAGTTATAAATAATCTAGTACAGAACCCTATCACTGACAGATTAGTCGGTGGTAGGGTTTTTGATTGCGTTCAAAAAGATGTCGCTTACCCATATATTGTGGTGGGTGAATCGAATGTAACAGAGAGTGAACGCTCACCAGGTATGCGTGAAACTATTGGTATTACATTTCATGTTTACAGCCAATATGAGAACGGTGCAGAGGCTAGAGAGTTGCTTAAGTACCTTAATTATGCATGCCGACAACATTTAGAATTTAGAGATTACGAAATAGATTGGATTAAAAAAGATAATTCACAAGTTTTTACTGATATTGATCAGTTTACAAAACATGGCGTATTGAGATTGCTATACAGAGTGCGCCATAAGACTTTACAAGAAGGAGTGTAGCTAATGAGTACAGGTTATATTGCTGTGTGCGAGCCTACTAATAATACGCTCGGTGTTATGGGTTTATTAGTATCGGACTTGCAAGAGGGCGAAACTAAAATTTCTTCAGAGCTATCAGAAAAAATTGTAGCAGGCAAAACTGATTACTCTTATCAATCTGTAGCAGAAGAAATTAATTTAACATTTGGTCGTATTCCTGGAGATAAAGGACAAGACCAATTTAAGAAAGCTATTAAAGAACGCAAACAAATCAAAGTTTGGTTAATTGAAAAGAAAAAAAGAGAAGATGGATATCATGCTGCATTTGGTTACACAGTTGTTGAAGAGTATGGTAATTCGTTTGATGATGAGGAAGATACAATTGAAGTAACAGTTAAAGTAAAATTTAACACTGCTGACGGTGTTTTCGAAGAATTGCCACCATCATGGTTAGATGCTTCAGTTGCTGGTACTACTGTTGAATTCGAAAAACCTGGTGAATACACAGGAGATTTGGAAGAACGTAAGTCAACTAGCAAGTCTTTTACAGTTAGCAATGTAGATGAGTCTGATTCAGAGTTGTAATAAGTTAAGGGGCATTGCGCCCCTATTTTTTTATATTTAAAAAGTGAGGTTATCCATTAATGAGCGAACAAAATGTATTCCAAGCGGAAAAGTTTGAACCAATTACAGAATTAGAGATTAACGATATTACTTATAAAGCAAAAGGTACTTTTATGTTTGATATTCATGCCGAAAAGTACGCAAAAGAAGATTCAGAGGGGAATAAAGCATCGGGTTATCACCACATTATGCAAGGGATTCTAAACCGCAAGACTACTGCTATTGTAGAGTTTTGGGATTGCGCGCTAGCCCATATTAAACAACGCCCTTCAAAAGAAGATATCCAAGACGCTATCTTAAAAGTTATCGAAGAAAAAGACGGTACGATTGGTTTGTTACAAGGTGCTATTCAAGTATTAGGTGAATCGGGTTTTTTCAAGGAAGAGTTCAAGATGTTCTGGTTCCAAATGAATCAAGCGCCGAAGTTAGTCAAAGAAGAGGACAAAGAAGAGGCGAAGAACGCGCTACCATTCATGAAAGCAACCTACACAACTCTTACGGGGAAAGAACCTTACTAAATTATAGTGAAATCAGGATTAAAACAGCCCAATATTTAGGTTATATAAGCGCAGATGAACTGTATTTAATGACACCTAAAGAGTGGCAAGATTGGATTAGAGGTTCTAGAGAGCGTGAATTAGATCAACTAGAGTTCAATTTGCACCAAGCGACTGCTAATGCAATGGCACAGAGTAAAAAAGGCGTTAAACCTATGCTTAAGCAGATTGCTAAAGCACGTGAAAATTTAGGTAAGAATGTTCAACAAATTAAAAACGATAAAGGTAAGATTATTGAACAACGTAAGACATTAAGACAACGACAAATTGAAGAGGCAGAGGCATTATTCTTCAAAAAGAAAGGAGAGTAATATGGATACAAACTTTGTTGCGCGTATTAATGCGATAATCAGTAACTTTGAACGCGGAGTGCGTAAAGCTCAAAGATTGGCTAAAACAGCTGTGCCGAATGAAATTGAAACAGAAATTACGGCTAACACAAATAAGTTCCAAAGGGCATTAACAAAAGCAAAAGCTATGGCTCAAAAATGGCGAGAGCATACAGTAGATATAGACGGTGATATTGGTCCTGTTAAACGAGCAATACTTACTACTAAAGCATTGCTTAAAAGTATTAGAAAACACACTGTAAACATTGATGTAGATGTTAATAAATGGGATTTACTAAAAGCGAAAATGGTCGATACATGGCATAACGGTGGACGTGCTTTAGGCGAATTTAGCGACAAAATGGACCATTTAGCTGGGCGTATCCGTTCGTTTGGTACTGTGTTCGGCCAACAAATCAAAGGTATGGTTATAGCATCATTTCAAGCGTTAATACCTGTAATTGCAGGATTAGTGCCGGCTATTATGGCTGTAGGTAATGCATTGAAAGTAGTTACTGGTGGTGCGGTAGCATTATCAGGAGCTTTAGCAATAGCGGCAGGTGGTTTTGTTGGGTTTGGTGCTATGGCTATTAGTGCATTAACTATGCTCAAAAATGGTACACTACAAGCGACAAATGAAACTAGAGCTTATCAACGTGCTTTAGAAGGCGTTAAGGATACGTGGGCATCTATTATTAAACAAAATCAAGCTCAAATCTTCAATACAATGACCAATGGCTTAAATGCCGTTAAAGTTGCTCTGCAAGGGTTAAATCCATTCTTTAGTGGTGTTGCATCACAAATGGAAAAAGCAAGCGCTAGTGTTCTTAAATGGGCTAAAACAAGCCAAGTTGCTAAGGGTTTCTTTAAAGAAATGGGTACAACTGGTGTAGCTATATTTGGAGATTTACTACGTGCAGGCGGTCAATTTGGCGCAGGCATGATAAGTGTGTTTACACAATTGATGCCACTTTTCCGATGGTCATCTCAATGGCTACGTAGAATAGGCGAAGATTTTAATAAATGGGTTAACAGCGCTAAAGGTCAAAATGCTATTAAACAGTTCATGGAGTACACAAAGACTAATCTACCTATAATCGGTAACATCTTTAAAAATACATTTGCCGGTATCAATAACTTACTTAAAGCTTTTGGGCAGAATTCAACTAACATCTTTAAGTGGCTAGAAAAAATGACTGCTAAATTCCGTGAATGGTCTGAAATGGTTGGTAAATCAGAAGGGTTTAAGAAGTTTGTGCAATATGTTCAAGAGAATGGCCCAGTGATCATGAAACTTATTGGAGATATAGTTAGAGTGTTGGTAGCGTTTGGTACTGCAATGGCACCAATAGCAAGCGCATTACTTAAAGTTATAGGTAAAATTGTAGAATTTACAGCCGCATTATTTGAAGCACACCCTAATGTAGCACGCTTCTTTGGAATATTAACTATTCTAGGTGGTGCGTTTTGGGCATTAATGGCGCCTATCATGTTTATTAGCTCAATTCTAGGCAATGTATTTGGTGTTTCGTTACTACAAGCTGGAAGATTTATTTTTGGTTTTGTTAAAAATGCAGGTATATTGAGGGGTGCTTTAAACTTACTCAAAGGCGCATTTATGCTACTTACTAAACCAATCGGACTAATTACAAGAGCGTTGCCATTATTAGGTGGAGCGTTAGCTGGAATATCTGCACCTGTGTGGATAGTGATAGGAGTTATAACAGTCTTAGTTGGTGTTATTGTGTGGTTGTGGAAAACAAATGAAGATTTTAGAACGGCAGTTATAAATGCCTGGAATATGCTACGGGACGGAATTGCAAATGCCATTGCTGGAATTCAACAATGGTTAACCAACTTGTTTGCAAAAGTAAACGAGACTTTACTACCAATAATGCCAATCCTTCAGCAAATAGGACAATTCGCCCAACAATTCTTAGGCGTCGTTTTTGTTACCGCTATAAACACACTAATCACTGTTTTTGGTGGATTGTGGACTATAGTTTCAGTAGTCTTTACTGCAATAGGTACTATTATTTCTGCAACAATCCAATTAGTAGTTGGTCTTTTCACAGCATTTATTCAGTTTTTATCTGGTGACTTTTCAGGAGCATGGTTAACCTTACAAACGACAATTTCGAATGTCGGCCAAACTATTTGGGCAGGTATCCAATCAATTTGGTCTCAAATTCAACAATTTTTATTCGATACTTACAGCAGAATTACTGGTCAAACAGTATCTAGTTGGTCTGAAATTTGGCAAAATACAGTCAATTACCTTACGCAAATTTGGAGTTCTGTGTCGAATTGGTTTTCACAAGTTGTATCTACTGTAGGTGCAAAAATGGGGCAAGCCCTAGCATTAATCGTTTCAATCGGTTTTCAATGGGTTCAGTCAATAATTCAAGCTATGAGTAATTTCCTAAATTCTGTAGTCCAAGGGTTTTGGAATGTTGTTAACGCTTGTCGCAATGGAATGCAGAACGCACTAAATGCAATACGTAGCTTCTTTGGTAGCTTTATAGAAGTAGGACAATACTTGATGCAAGGTTTAGCCAATGGCGTCAAGGCAGGTATTGGTTGGGTTGTTGATGCAGCTAGAGGTGTAGCAGAACGCGCTGTTAGTGCTGCTAAAAGCGTATTAGGAATACATTCCCCTTCTAAAGTATTTAAAGGTATCGGGCAATTCGTATCACAAGGATTAGGAATCGGTATAGCTGACCACGCTTATAAAGTGGTAGACGCTGTGAAGAATGTTTCTAATCAGATGTTAAGTGCGTTTGATGCTAACTTAGTTCCTTCAATGGATTTGAGTGGGCTTAATAGTTCAATCGCTAGTGATTTGAACGGATTTTTAACAGACGATGTTCAACATACTTTAGCAGAGGCAAATAAACCTGTAGTTAATATTCAAGTTACCAATGAAGGCGACATAGATTTAATCAGAAATACAATCAGAGATATGGATAGTAATGAGTTTTACACATAAGGTGGTGGTAAGTTGATTGTTAGAGATGTAGAAGTAGTGAGTGACAAGACGTATAGGGTATCTGACAATCCCTTTACCAATAAAAGGGTAACTGTCAAATCACTAAATATAAGTGATATTGATCGCGAATATAGCTACGAAGAAATCGAACGTTTAAGCGGTCGATTACACACTGGTGTTAAGGAAAGCGCTAGAAAAGCGGTATTAACACTTGAATACAATGTAGATAAGTTAGCACAAGCTATACATTTAAGAAATCAACTTGCCACACTTTTTAGTGGTAAGTTTTATTTGCGTGAACTTGTACCTGCGTTAGTAGAGATACCTTTTCAAGGGTTTAACGAACCTGACTTTGAATTTAATTTAAACTACGCAAGTGGGCTTCAATTAGAATTTAGACTGGTTAACATTGGTGACTATGATACAAATCGTACTAGTGGAGAAATAGAGTTACAATTTGAAACTTCAGAAACGCCTTATTATCAAAGTATTGGTAGAAGTTTAAATTTAGAGAAACTAGATACCAATTATTTATGGTCTACAGATATGGGCATAGAAATGCCAGTGAGTAGCGCTAAACGTAAATACACATTTGAGAATGTTAATTCAGGCAACGTCTATTATTACGGTACAAAACCTATCGACCAGTTTACATTTGATAGAGTCGTGACAATAACGCTAGGCGAGGATACTAAAAAGTTTAGTTGGAATCTTGAACATTCAGAAGTGATGACGATAGAAGGTTTAAATTTAAAAGCAGGAGACACTATAAAGTTCGACGGACTACAAACTTATAGAAACGGTGTATCAATCGATGACTACACTCGTTTGTCTCAACCATATTTTGATTTCGGGTGGAATTACTTCACTATTAATCAAACTGTCCAAAAAATTGTATTCGACATGAAATTTTATTATAGGTAGGTGGTACTTTGCCATTTCTAATAAAAAATAGGGTTGGTAAAGGCTACCCTGTTTATGCTCCAACAGTTGTAAACGAAAAATTAAAAGATGACGGTAGTTTAAATTTTGATATTATAGAAAATGAAAATACACACGATCTGATTAGTGCGGTATCGAAAATGTGGACGGTACACAAAGTTGCTGGGCCTGATGATAAAAAGATATACGTTATTACTATTATTGACCGTAAGAGTAAGGGAGATAAACAGTATTTAAGTATTACTGCGCGAGAAAAAGAAATTGATGATTTAATGGTGTCACGTATTTATTCTAACGTTACTGGTAGTTTTACAGTTGAGGAATATTTCAAACTTATATTTCAAGGCACTGGATATAAATACAGTATACCAATACATGTGCCTTCTAGCCGTTGGGAAAATGCGGGGGAAGGCGAGTCCAGGTATGACATGTTTAAAGCGGGTTTAGACCGCTACGGACTTGAATATGAGTATGATGCAACAACTAAGACGTTCACTTTAAAGCCTTTTGTGAGTAATACGACTAAATATTATATTTCAAGCAAGGTAAATGCTAACAACATAAAGTTAGAAGAAGATGCTAGCGAGGTATACACCTATATCGAGGGTTACGGAGATTTCGAAGAAGATGGTAATTTCCTAGAAGGTGGTTTACGTGTAAAGTATACACACCCACTAGCCAAGGTTATCGGCAAGCGAGACGCTCCGCCTAAAATAGATGGTCGAATTAAAGATCCTGAACTAATGAAAAGAGAAATCGAAGCCATTATAGATCAATCATTAAAAACATCTTTGTCACTCGATTTCGTAAGTTTGAGAGAACAATTTCCTGACGCAATACCACGTATTGGCGATTTAGTACCAGTGCGTGATGATATCATCGATGTAAACGATAAGGTGCGTATCATTGAGATTAAGACTAAACGTGATGCACACAATCGAATCATTAATCAAGATGTTGTGTTAGGTGACCAAAGACGGCGTGACCGTTATCAAAAAAGTGTTAACAATGCAGCTACCCTAGCTAACGGATTAGGTGGTGGTAGCACTGGTATTAGGTCTATAAATTCTGTTTCCAAAAAAATTGATGCGACTGCTAAAACAGTAACTAAAGTGACCGAAACTTCTGGCGCATTAGAATATAACGGATTAGGAATACACGCTAAAGAAGGTAGTAAATACCTATCCTTCATGAAAGATGGATTTAAAAGCAGTAATGATGCTGGTAACAATTATACCGTGTTAATGTCAGGTGACGGGTTTAACATGGACGCCATGAAAGTCGCTACACAATCAACTAACGGATTAATGAGTAAAGAGGACAAAGCTAAATTAGATAAGATTAGCGATACGCCTCAACCTAATACAAACGGTTTAGTTATTACAGGAGAAAATGGAAAAAAATACAATATTACAGTAAATACAAGTGGCCAATTGGTAGCCAAGGAGGTTTAATGATTGAAATTAAACTTATTTAAAAAATTAGATGTATTTTTCAATGATAAATTTATAAGTCAAAATGAGAGCAACTACGAAAAGATTGAGAATGCTTTCGAGGGAATAACAGACGATATTGAATATCATAGAAAAAATGAGAAAGACGCTCATAATTCTGATAATGTAACTCACTACACAAAAAAAGGGCAAAAGACTAATGTTGGTGACGAGTTAAGGTATCAGAACGAAGTTAATGACCATTTAGTATTGGGTGCATTAGGGAATGGTCAACAAGAAATTAGACAAAGTCGTGTATCAATTGACGCAATCCAACATAACACATTGGAGGAGCGATTGAAGCACGACTTTTTGCGTGAAAAAAACGACCGAGAAAAAGGTTTGAAAAACTTATTAGATAAAATCAATCGGGTAGTGAACGTCGATGAATTTGGAGCCGACCCTACAGGTGTTAAAGACAGTACAGAAGCATTTAGAAAAGCGTTTGGTAACGGTAATGTTCAAGTAACTATGTCAGGCGGCACCTATAAAGTATATGGTTTAAGATTACCTAACAACACTAGATTAGTTGGGCAAGGTAAAGATATTACAACAATTAAACTAGCAGATGATGCGCCTGCAGATGCAATTGTAGTTACTAACCTAACAATGGGTGGCAATGCAAAGAATATTGCTATTGAGAATTTCAGTGTAAATGGTAATAGAGGGCGACAAGGTGGAGCGTTGAAACCTGCAGGAGGTTCGCTTTCCAGTGGCGTAAGATTCGCAGGTGTTAAGAACGGTTATATTTACAACATTAAATCCTATAACAACCTACTACATGGTATCGACGTCACATACGGCGTAGACGAATACTTTTACGGTGGCGATGGCGCTAGACCAAGTGAAATGCTAGAAAGTAAATATGTGCATGTGAATAATTGCGAAACGCATACCTTTGGTGATGATGGCATAACTACTCACTGGAGTAGATACATTCTGATTACAGATTGTTATTCACATGATCCAGTTGGTGGTGGTAATAACAACGGCATTGAAATTGATGACGGTTCACAATTTATTTTTCTTTCTGATAACAAATCAGAAAATAACTACGGTGGTCTTGAGATTAAAGCGCATGAACCAGCGTGTGCGCCTCAAAATGTATTTGTCAACAATCATTTATCTATACGTGACACACGAGCTTATAATATTCGACACATTGGGCATCACAAAGCAAGTGACGCTCAATCTAAAACTGCTTACAATGTAGTGTTAAATAACTGTAGTGCAGTATATCCACAGTACAATGAAGTTTATCCTAATACTACGCCACGTGCTATCGTTGTATGTGCGTATCGCAATGTATTAGTGAATAACTTTAGTGCTTTAGGCGACTCTAAATGGACTGCTAAACAACCTGTAGTTGTGGTGCAATATAGAGCAGAGAATGTAGCATTTAACGGTGTTAATGTACAAGGATTCACAGAGGCTAGTGCCGATTTAAAAATTATGGGTGGCGCTAACAGACCTAAAAAAGTTACTTTTGCTAACGTTAACCTATTCAAATCTTCTAAATACATTGGTATTGCGGGTGGCGGTCAGGTGTACGACACTAAGATTATTGGTGCTAATTTAATAGGTACTGGAACAGGTAACGCGATTGAGATGTACAATAATACGGCTGAAATCATCGGTGTACAAGCAGAAGGATATACTAATCAAGCTGTAATCAGTAAAAAGACTTACTCAAAAGTTCCAACTGTACTTAAAGGTGGTTTATCCGCAGGAGTAACAGGTGGTGGCGCCTTATCAGAAGTTGGTGCAGCATTAGCGTCAACTGGTGGTTCATACGCCCACAGCGCACGTTCATGGATTGCAGGTGTAGGTATGGGCTCACAAGCGCACGGCTCACGTAGTGCTGTAATCAATTCCCTTGAGTCAGAAACTATTCCAGGTAGTTATTGTCAAACAATTGTTAATAGCCGTGGTGTTAAATCACGTGGTAACTATGCATTCTTGCTAGGTTACGGAGCGAATGGTGCAAGTACAGCTAATATCAAAATTGATATGTCATCTACTAGCGGGAATATTAAGACAGCTGGACAAGTGACAACTAGCAATAACTTTGCCGATTATGCGGAGTATTTCGAATCACAATCAGGTCAAGCAATTGCAAATGGCACGATTGTAACTTTAGAAGGACGTTATATTCGTAAATGCCAAGACAATGATGTGCCATTAGGTGTTATTTCGGGTACTGCAGGCATTATTTTAGGTGACCAAATATTCCATCACAAAGACAGATTTAAGCGTGATGACTTTGGTGTTATTATCACCGAAAAACAATTAAAAACATGGACTGACGATAAAGGTAACGAGTATTCAGAATACATTGATGTACCTGTAGAGCGCGAAGATTATGTCGAGAATGAAAACTATGAATCACGTGCGGAACGTCCTGAATGGAATGTTGTAGGGCTTGTAGGGCAAATCTACATTGCAATTGATGACACCGTACAAAAAGGGGACTGGCTACGTGCTAAGAACGGTAAAGGTACTAAAGATAACGTAAATGGCTACTACAGAGTTATGGAAGTAACAACGCCATATGACGCTAGCAAAGGTTATGGCGTGGCTGTGTGTTACGTTCAACCAGTAACTAAAGGGGGTATTTCTTAGTGACAAATTTAGATAAAATCGGCGTTTTAAAACAAGAGAATACACCATATTACAAGCCTATCTCATCAACGCAGATAGGCTTTTATAATACCGATAGCAATACTGCTCAATTACGTTTTATTGTGCATAGAGATGGATTCCCGTATCAATTGGGTCCAGTAAATATTAGTGGTTATCTATGGTTAAAGTCGTCAAATGGAAGCATGTCAGGGCAATTAGATTTAGAAATTATAGACTCTAGCGGTGGCATTGTTGGTGCGACAGTACCTAATGAATTCTTGAAGGCTGCAACTGAAACCGAGTGTGAAGGACAAATATTATTAGCGGTAAACGGTACAACTGATATTGCTACTTTAGGGAAGTTTAATTTTTATGTTTCCGACTCATTACCAAACCAAATAAAAGGCGACATTAAAGTTCAATACTTTAGAATGTTCGACGATTTAAAAAACGCACTAGAAGAAAAAGTAGCGGATATTGAAAAGTCTCTTGAAACATTAGGAGATTATGTAACGCAAGTACAAGATGCTAGTCAACAAGCGTTAGATCGCATGGAAATAATTAAAAACGAAGTTACATCAACAATTAATAATGTAGCTAGTACATCTAAAAGCGAATTGTTGTCTTTACTAACCCAATATAAAAACGATGTTGAGGTTGTCGCTAGTAATAGTGAATCATCAATACAAGCTAAAGTTGATGAAGGAAGTAAAGCTATTGATACGAAAGTGAGAGATTCTGAAAGTTATATTGATGGTAAAATTCAAGAATTCAACACTGCATACAACAGTAATGCTTTTGCGACGCCTAATGATGTCGATGCTAAAATCAATACTTTGGATTGGCAAAAATCGCCATTAACCACAAATGCTGGAATGGCTATTAGCGTTCGAGATTTAGATTTTAACAACCCCTCTAACTTAATAACAAAATCTGGATTATATTACCTTTATTCAGCTGTTAATGGTCCTAAAAACGTTGTTAGTAATGGATTTTTATCAGCGCACATTGTTGACGATAATTATATGAAGTTTTATTACACACCGTACACATCAAACGAAGTATATATCCGTACTAAAAAAGGTGTTGATAGTTGGACGGATTGGCAAAAAATCAGCGAACCAAATGATACTGGTTGGATTGAATTTTTATTAATAAATGGCGCAGTATCTAATTCGGCGTTTAATAGCGACAGTGAACAAACTGGATTTAAATGCGCTTACCGAAAAGTAATTAGCGGCGGTGTAACTACCAACTATTTACGTTTAAATGGTTCGAACGTCACTAGCGGGCAAGTTGTGGCTCAACTCCCACCTACATTTACAAAATATTCGCAGTCATTTCCTGTACGTGTACCAGTATCTAGTGCGTTTGCAGGTGGATATGTAACGATTCGCCCTTCTGGTGAAGTGAGATTTTATGTCAACGGAGAAACGAGCGGGTGGAACACTAAAACCGGTTATTTATATGGCGAAATGAATTGGATTGATAATTAAGGAGTGAATAAATTGAATATCGAAAAAGTAGTTTATAACGTGGATAACGGCCAACCATTTTTAGTTCTTACAGATAAGGAGGGCGAAAGTGTATATCCGGAATTTGAACACACTGAAGTGCCTGTACCGGACGGACTATATCAGCCGTTCTACTTTGATCAACATCAAAATAAATGGATTGGCACATCTAAAGAAGAATTCGAAAAGCAACACGAGCCTGAAGAAGTAGCGCCTAACAAAGATATGTTAGTTGCAGAATTGATGGCACAAATCGCGGCGCAAGATTTAGAAATCAAAAATTTACAAAAAGTCACAGCAGAATTAGCTTTATCTTTAGCTGCAAAGGAGGAAGTATAAATGAGTTTTGGAAGTCTTAAATATATGTACAGTTTAGGTGTTTACACTAATGAAAAATTTAAAGTATTTGTAAGAGCAGAATGGATTACGCCAGAGCAATACAAAGAAATTACAGGAGTAGAGTATGTAGAGTAAAGGGGTAAACTTATGCGAAATAATATGAAAAACTTATCTTTTGCTGAAATCATAGCAGCTGTAATGGTTTTTTCCTATGGATTCAGAGAATTTATTCGTGGTGCTTTTTGGACAAAAGAACAAGAATCAGTACTAGGTGATTCTGATTTTTACAATGCTCTTCATAACATCATGCCTATTTGGGTGTGGGGGATAGTAGTAATGTTCTCCGCAATAATTGTAATGTCATCTTCGATTTGTTTAAGTTCCAGTGATAAAAATACAAAGAGTAGCTGGTTATTATTCATCGGAGGCTTTACGTCTGGTATATTGTACTTCCTAATGACTAGCGCAAGCCTATACCACTCGATTAACTGGTTAACTCCAGCACATATGGGGTTAATGTCAGCTACAGGCTTTGTTGTTAGTTATATTGGGGGTGCAGACCTTGCCAGAAGAAGATAAGTACGTACTTCGTCATGAATGGATTAAGAAAAATGGTGATATTTACGAGAGAATAAACACTGACTACAAACATCATACAGAGGCGCTTAACACACTCAAGACGAAATTTGAAATACAAACTGTTCTACAAGAACAAACGATTTCTGAACAAAAAGAAACAAACGAAAACATCAAAGAGCTAACTAAGGTAATGACTGAGTTTGGTAATGATGTAACAGAAATTAAGTACACTGTCAAAGATCATGACGGAAAGATTAATAGCATACAAGGAACAATCGATACCAAGCAAAAAGGCAGTATTCAAGTATTAGTTGCATTAATTAGTGCTGTTGGAGGTATAATAGCTGCTGCTTTTGGGTTCGCACAATATTTTTTTTAAGTCGGCGCTTACGCGTCGGCTTTTTATTATGCAGAAATGAGGTGCATAAATGGGATTACCAACTAGCGGTAAACCAACTGCAAAAGATGTTGTAGAATGGGCGTCTGACCTTGCTAGACGTGGTAAAGGTGTTGACGTCGATGGCTATTACGGTATGCAGTGTTGGGATTTACCTAACTATATACTTAAACGGTATTGGGGCTTTACAACATGGGGTAACGCCAATTCAATGGCCATTAAAAGTAATTACCGAGGTTATGATTTTAAAATATACAGAAATACCCCTTCTTTTGTACCCTTACCAGGCGACTGGGCGGTATGGGCAGGTAGTAATCCAGGGCATGTAGCAATTGTCATTGGGCCTAGCAATACTAGTAAGTTTGTAAGCGTTGAATAAATAGGTATAAGTTAGTGGATTGTAGTATAATATCATTGTAGGGGTGATATTATGGTTAAATATAATAAAGAAGAATATTTAGGTAAAACAAAAGGAATTTACACGTTTTTGGGAATGATGAATAAAACAAAAGCGATATTCAAATGTGAACTATGCGGGGATAAATATGAAGGAGATTTTTATAGTTGGGTTAAAAATGGAAGAAGAGTTTGTAAGTGTCAATTCAAAAACACTCATCATAAGTTATATGGCAGGTATGCTAAAATGTTAGCGAGATGTTATAACCCTCAATCAGATAATTTTCGATATTACGGAGGTAGAGGTATTGATGTGTGTAAAAGGTGGAAAGATAATTTCCAAAATTTTTTAGATGACATGCAACCGAGTTATTTTGAAGGTGCAGAATTAGATAGAATAGATAATAATGGAAACTATGAACCTCAAAATTGTCGTTGGGTAACTCATTCTCGCAATATGTTAAATCGAAAAGGTTTTAAAAACTCTACATCTTACCCAGGAGTAAGAATTACACCGCAAGGTAATTATCTAGGAAGAATTCAGATAAACAAAAAAGAATATCGTACAAAACGACATGATAACCCTGAAGATGCTTATAATTCACTAATGAAAATAAAACAGCGCCTTTATTCAGAAATGAATATTGAAAAACCTTCTTAATTCAGGGGAAGCCCTAACGTAAAGCCGAGGGTAATCCTGAGCGAAGCCTATGATTTATAGGAACGTGCAACGACTATCGAAAACACACTAAAACACTCATTTGTGGGTGTTTTTTTAAGTGGAAGTGAGTAGAGTACATTCAAGTGAATGGAAATAGAAGGCGACCTTAACGGTTGATGATATAGTCTAGTCTTTATAGAAATATAAAGCTGTCCTTAAAAGGGCGCGCAATGACTAACGACCATTGCGGAATAAAACGAGATCAGAATTGGTACACAGCCAACTGGACTGGTAGTATCGCTCAAAAAATCACACACAACTACAACGGCGTAACTCACTTTGTTAGACCTCCTTATAAAAAAGCGCCAGTTATTATAGACCAACCTACTAAACCAACGCCTAAACCGCCAAGTAAACCGGTATTAACTGAAGAAGAAAAAGTACAACTTGAAAAAGCGGAACCGTCTAAGCCAGAAGTCAGATTTAAAGAGGTTACTGAAATTGTATACACCACAAAACGTGATGACTTTGGCACGCCTGATAGGTTCGAGCATTTTGTTGCGTGGGGACAAAGACGTACTGGGGCGGTAAAAGGAATTACAATACGTAATGCGCACTCTATGCGTTCGGTTAGTGATTTATACAATGACCGAAATAAATATATTAATTCAAATGATTACCCGCATTATTACATCGACAGATTAGCTATATGGCAACCACGGCCTAATGATTACGAGTATCCAAACGACCCCAATAACATTGTAATAGAAGTATGCGGTGACTATAGCGATGATAAAGAGGGTTTTATATTAAATGAGCTATGGGCAATGATTATTGGAGCTACATTATTAGAAGAGTATAAAATTGATTTAAACTTTAAAAACATTAAAGTCGATAAACAAATGTGGCGGTCACTGAAAGAACATGTTAATTGGGATTTTATTAAAGACGGATTCCCACCAAAAGAGAAGTTGGAGGAACTTGCAAAATCCGCCGTTGGATTATATGCCAATAAAGACAACTTATTAGTGAATAAAGCAGAATATAAAGTTACTAAATCCAAAATAAAAACGATTGTTAATAATAAAAATAAAGACATTGTGGCACAAAATGAAGCGACAAAAGAAACTGCCAACACATCTAAGCCTATTGTTAAGACGACGCCGTCTACACCTAAAATTGTGGTAGAAAAAAGCAAATACACATTTGGTCAGGCTTTAGACAGACAAATGCGTGTTGCGCCACAAATCAATACTGGTTGGGGCTGGCATCATGCGAGCAGAACCCAGACTAGTAACGCAATGAATCCTACTAACATTTGGAATAATTCGAAGCAACGTTATCAAATGTTGAATTTAGGCAAATATCAAGGGATACCTGTAAGTAAGCTAAATCAATTACTTTCTGGTAAAGGTACTTTAAGTGGACAGGGTAAAGCATTTGCAGACGGTTGTAAAAGATATCAAGTTAATGAAATCTATCTAATAGCACACGCTTTACTTGAAAGCGGACATGGTAAATCAAACTTTGCTAGTGGACGTTATGGAGTGTATAACTACTTTGGTATTGGTGCTTTCGATAGCAATCCAAACAACGCTATAACATTTGCTAGAAACGAAGGTTGGACTACACCAGCTAAAGCGATTGTAGGCGGTGCTAAATTTGTGCGTGAGGGTTATATCGATAAAGGACAAAATACGTTATACCGTATGAGATGGAACCCTAAAAACCCTGCTACACATCAATATGCAACTGATATAAATTGGTGTAAACATCAAGCAACTACAATACATGATTATTATAAAATCATAAAAACAAGCGGAATGTTTTATACACGCGATCAATATAGATGAGGTGGTTAAGTGATTTATAAAAATAAAGATATTAAAGCGGAAATCAATGAGCAGGGTGTCGATATAGGGAATATTGACGCCAATTTTTATACTAAGGATTTAGGTACTGCCTCTATACGGATAAGTATTAATTGGAAAGGTTCAGTTTTAGACCTAAGCAAAACGACGTTAAAACCTAAATTAGATTTATTCTGTGAAGATGGTTCGATATTTGTTAATGAATCAGTCGAGATTGTTTCACAAGTAAACGGATTGATTCAATATAATATAAGTAAAGACGTGATTAAGCATGTTGGTAAGGTGACTGGTAAGCTATTCTTAACAGACGATGCTAATTCCATTCATGTAGTTACTTTTCACTTCAATATAAGTGATAGTGGAATTGATTCTGTTGTAACCAAAGAAGTGTCTGTAACATTAGTAGACGATACTGTCCGTCGCATCATCAAAGAGAATGCAATTCAGTTATTAGGCGATGACTTTGAACCGAAATTAAAATCAGATGTAATGGAATATTTAAATGATAACGTAGATACTTTCAGAGGTGTTAAAGGAGACGCTGGCCCGATTGGGCCACAAGGCGAACAGGGCGAGGTTGGCCCACAAGGATTACAAGGAGTTGAAGGTCCTGTCGGCCCACGTGGAGAACAAGGACCACAAGGAGAACCTGGACCGAAGGGAGACAAGGGTGAACAAGGCCCTATTGGCCCTCAAGGCGAAACAGGTATACAAGGTCCTCCCGGTCCACAAGGGTTAAAAGGTGAAACTGGAGAACGAGGTTTACCCGGTCCAAAAGGAGAAATGGGATCACAAGGGTTAACTGGACCTAAAGGCGATACTGGTCCCATTGGTCCACAAGGTCCTGCTGGTGTATCGCCTGTAAAATCTGATACGGGTTGGCTAGACTTTACACTAATCAATGGTGTAAAAGAATATGGTACATCATACACACCTAAATACCGATTAATTAATTTAGATGGAGTAAATATACTAGCTCTCAAAGGTGCAGTTAAAGGTATTACAACATCGCCTATTACTATTGCCAATTTACCTAGCAACATTAGCAGTTTGGTTACAACTGATACCCCTTTTGTTCAGAACACAAGTACAAAAAGTGGCGGTGTAGCATCTTTTGCAAGATGGACAGTAGGTGCTAGTGGAGCTGTTGAATTATTCAGAACGTCTACAGGTAATACAACATTAACTGAAAATGACTTTTTCCCAATTACAGCAACATTTATTCTTTAGTCGACCTTCACTGGTCGGCTTTTTAATTTAAGGAGATGAATTGAATGAATATAAATTGGAAATTACGGTTTCAAAACAAAGCGGTGCTTACTGGTTTAGTTGGCGCCATTTTATTGTTTGTAAAACAAGTCACAGAGTTATTCGGAATAGATTTATCCACACAATTAGAACAAGTAAGTGGGATTATAGGTGCAATCTTAACATTACTAGCAGGAATAGGCGTTATCACTGACCCTACTTCTAAAGGAGTATCGGATTCAGGGATTGCTAAAACGTACCAACAACCACGTGACAGTACCAATCCTGATGAATTTGTGGAATGGCAAGGGGTTAATTCAGAGATGACGCCTGATAAATCAGAAAAGGAACTTGTTACATTCGACACATCTTTACCGTTTACAGATGATAGCCATAACGTTAAGTACGATGTGAATGAATATGAAAGTGAGGTTAATAGTCATGACAGCGAAACTCACTAAGCAAGAATTTGTTAATTGGCTTAAACAATCTGAAGGCAAACAGTACGACATGGACGGGTGGTATGGATTCCAATGTTTCGACTATGCCAATGCAGGGTGGCAACAATTATTTGGTTATAATTTAAGTGGTGCTGGTGCCAAAGATATCCCGTTTGTTAATAACTTCACTGGTAAAGCAAAAATTATTCAAAACACACCAGAATTTATTGCAGAACCAGGAGACATGGTCGTATTTAACAATAAATACGGCGGCGGTTACGGCCACGTTGCATGGGTTATTAATGCTGATATTAATAACATTACTGTACTAGAACAAAACTGGTTAGGTGGCGGTTGGACTAATGGACCTGAACAAGGTGGTACTGGTTGGGAAAAGGTAACGAAACGTACCCACAGTTACGACTTCCCGATGTGGTTTATTCGTCCTGACTTCAAACAAGCAGACACAACTGTTAAATCTTCTCAATCTGCGACATTTGGAAATAAAAAATCAACAGTTAAGCAAACGGCTAAACCAGTTAAACTACAAATTGTAAAAGATTTTGTACAAGGGTATAAATTACCACAACGTGGTTATAAACCTAAAGGGATAGTTATACACAATGACGCAGGAAGCAAATATGCGACAGCTGAATCTTATCGTAACGGTTTAGTTAAAGCGCCATTATCACGTTTAGAGGCAGGTATTGCCCACAGTTATGTGAGTGGTTCAACTGTTTGGCAAGCGCTAGACGAATCACAAGTTGGTTGGCATACAGCTAACCAAACAGGAAACAAAGATTATTACGGTATTGAAGTATGTCAATCCATGGGCGCTGACAATGCAACCTTCCTTAAAAATGAACAGGCAACATTTCAAGAGTGCGCAAGACTTCTTAAAAAGTGGGGGTTACCAGCTAATCGTAATACAATTCGATTACACAACGAATTTGTATCCACAAGTTGTCCACACCGTAGTGCATTATTGCATACAGGTTTTGATCCAGTATCAAAAGGAGCAATGCCTCAAACTAAGCAATTAGAGCTTAAAGACTACTTTATTAAACAGATTCGTGCGTTTATGAATGGTGATATTCCAGTTGCGACTGTATCTAACAAATCATCTGCATCTAGTAATACGGTTAAACCTATTGCGAGTGCTTGGAAACGTAATAGTTATGGTACGTATTATATGACAGAGAAAGCGCGCTTTATCAACGGTAATCAGCCTATTACAGTGAGACTACAAGGGCCATTTACAACTTGTCCAATAGGTTATCAATTTCAACCAGGAGGCTACTGTGATTACGATGAAGTGATGTTACAAGATGGTCACGTGTGGATTAGTTATGATTGGCAAGGCCAACGCTATTATTTGCCTATACGCACATGGAACGGTGTAGCTCCACCTAATCATGGTGTAGGTTATTTATGGGGACAAATAAAATAAATTGTGCTAATATAATGTTAGGATACGTTGAATGTCCTTCTCATGTATTATTTAGTCTAATTTCTCTAGACGGTCTTAATTGA